AAGCTATTAAAGAATGACGCAATACAAACCCAAGTAGATGCCTTCAAGGTGGCAATGGAAGCGAATAAATATCAAACGCCTGCTCACTTGAGGATGCACATAATCCATAAGTTAACTCAAAAGACATTGGATGATGATGTCCCACACGCACAACAGTTGAAGGCACTGGAGTTGCTTGGCAAGATAACAGAGGTATCACTCTTCACCAATCGAGTAGAGCATATCAAGACAGACAGTAGCGAAGCCATGCGAGAGAAGCTAATCAAATCGTTATCACTGGCTATGAATTCTAGTGGGGATAAAAAGATTGCTGAGTATTCTGCGGAGTCATTACTGGCAGAGTTGACTGGCGAAGCACAGGTTAATGATGATGCAAGCCCAGTTAATGTATCAGATGATGGTGTTATGGATGTAGATGCGATTGATGTGGGTGGCGTAGGGGTTTCCGATGGCGATTTCTCCGCACCGACAGGGGTATCACCCCCAAAATTTGACGATTGCACAGTGGCCTCATTGCATAGTAATCCACTCACTCAATCACCAACTTTAGAAATTTCCCTTCAAAATCAAGACCCTGCAACTCTAACATCTGTTAGAGTGGGGGAGGGGGGTATAAAAATTTCCCAGGACGAGGGTAATAGCGCTACAGAAACACCCCCCGTCACTTTTTGGGTAGAAAAGGCATAGGGGGGTATATGAAAATTTGGACATATGAAGAAATGTTGTTGGCGATCCAGTCGATGACGGAAGAAGAGAAGCAGAAGTTATTAACAATGTTATTGCGCGATGAGGCGGTGATGATCATGACGAAGAGGTATCCAGAGTGAGTAAGCACACACCTGAGGCAGAGTTAGCTAGGAAGCAATGGCAAAGGTTTATAAGGAATGTTTTTATTAAGTTTGATAAGTTGACATTTGAGGACAAGATTAAGTGGTACGAGGCAAATAGATGACACCCGCCCAGAAAGAGATCTTTATTGTGATAGATGAGTGGTGGAAGACCTTTGGGTTTGGTCCTAGCATTGATGACGTTATGCGGGTAACGGGCGAGAAGAGTCGTAGCAATGTGGCTAGAAAAATGAAATTACTCGTTGAGATTGGAGTATGTAAGGGAGTGCCTAGAAGAGCGCGATCGATTCGGCCTGCGGGTTTAAGGGTGAGAACAATTGAGTAAATTAGAAGAACTCATAGATAAGCTGCCTGAGGGCGAGCGTGAGTCTTTACTTGCAATGGCACAGGCGTATTCAGATGCTGTGACCAGGGAAAAAGCGCAAGTCAGTTTTATGGACTTTGTTAAGGTCATGTGGCCTGGGTTCATTCATGGCAGGCATCACGCTTTGATGGCTAAGAAGTTTGAGGACATAGCAGCTGGGAAGATTAAGCGGCTGATCATTAATATGCCTCCGCGACACACAAAGTCAGAGTTTGCCTCGTATTTATTGCCAGCTTGGTTCCTAGGTAGATTCCCTAATAAGAAGATCATTCAGTGTTCTAACACAGCCGAACTAGCGGTTGGCTTTGGTCGTAAGGTACGTAACTTGGTGGATGGTGATGTTTATTCAAAGGTGTTTCCAAATGTCAATCTTAGGTCTGATAGTAAAGCTGCTGGTCGTTGGTCTACTAGCGGGAACGGTGAGTATTTTGCTATTGGTGTTGGCGGTACTGTTACAGGTAAAGGTGCTGATTTATTGGTTATTGACGATCCGCACTCGGAGCAAGAGGCAGCCTTAGCAGCTAGTAACCCTGAGGTGTACGACAAGGTTTATGAATGGTATTCATCTGGTCCACGCCAACGTTTGCAACCAGGCGGTGCAATTGTGATCGTTATGACTCGTTGGGGTAAACGAGATTTAACGGGCAGGATTTTACAAAGCGCGATTGAAAGGGATGGAGATGAATGGGAGCAAATTGATTTACCAGCCATTTTACCGAGCGAGAAACCTTTATGGCCAGAGTTTTGGTCGTATGAAGAGTTGGTTAAATTACGTAACGAACTTCCCGTTTCAAAATGGTCTGCGCAGTACCAGCAGCAACCGACATCTGAAGCGGGTGCGATTGTTAAACGCGAGTGGTGGAAGGAATGGGAACATGAGACGCCCCCACCATGCGAATTTATTATCCAGTCATGGGACACAGCGTTTACTAAGAATGAACGGTCAGACTATTCTGCTTGCACGACATGGGGAGTCTTTTATAAAGATGAGAATCCAGACGATGTGAACGTGATCCTTTTGGATGCTTATAAAGAACGGCTAGAGTTTCCTGAATTAAAAGAACGAGCTTTGCAAATGTACCGTGAATGGGAACCCGATGCGTTCATTGTTGAGGCAAAAGCCTCTGGTGCGCCGCTAGTTTTTGAATTAAGAAGGATGGGTATTCCTGTACAAGAATTTACACCAACCCGTGGTAATGATAAGATTTCGAGAGTAAACTCCGTATCAGACTTGTTTGCTTCTGGCAAGATATGGTGTCCTCGTACGCGATGGGCAGAAGAGGTGATGGAAGAGATGGCTGCATTTCCTAATTCGGATCACGATGACTTGGTTGACTCTGCGACTCAAGCCCTGATACGCTTTAGAAAAGGCGGCTTTTTAAGATTACAAACGGATGAAGTAGACGATCCTGTTTACTTTAGACGCAAAGTAGCATATTACTAAGGATAGATATGTCAATAGAAAAAAGTTTATACGAACTCCCTCAGGGTTTAGAGGCTATCAACGATGCTGAACCAGCCATTGAGATTGAAATTGAAGACCCAGAGGCAGTGAATATTGCTATTGACGGTTTAGAGATTGAGATCCGCGAAGAAGAAGATGAATTCAGCAAGAACTTAGCTGAAGAGATTGATGAAAATACCCTATCAAGCCTAGCCAATGACTTAATTGGGGATGTTGACTCAGACATCAGTGCCAGAAAAGACTGGATTCAGACCTATGTTGACGGTTTAGAGCTGCTAGGTATGAAGATTGAAGAAAGAACTGAGCCATGGGAAGGCGCTTGTGGCGTTTATCACCCACTATTGTCAGAAGCTTTAGTTAAATTCCAAGCGGAAACTGTGATGGAAACGCTTCCAGCCAGTGGCCCAGTAAAAACAGTGATTATTGGCAAAGAAACTCCAGAAAAAATGGATGCTGCCAAACGAGTTCAAGCCGACATGAACTACCAAATCACAGATGTGATGCCAGAATACCGCCCAGAACACGAGCGCATGGTCTGGGGACTTGGTTTATCAGGTAACGCATTTAAGAAAGTCTATTACGATCCACATATTGAGCGCCAGGTCTCAATTTATGTACCTGCTGAAGACATCATTGTTCCTTACGGAGCATCGAGTCTAGAAACAGCCGAGCGTGTAACGCATGTAATGCGTAAAACTGGCAATGAATTGCGCCGTTTACAAGTGGCTGGTTTCTACCGTGACATAGAACTGGGCGATCCAGTCATGACAATGGATGAAGTGGAGAAAGAAATTGCAAGAAAAATGGGATTCCGTGCCACAACGGATGATCGCTTTAAGTTATTAGAAATGCACGTAGACTTGGACTTACCAGGCTACGAAGATGTAGATGAAGACGGCGAGCCAACAGGCATTGCTCTTCCATACGTAGTGACCATTGAAAAAGGTACGCAAAACGTACTAGCCATTCGCAGAAACTGGAACCCAGATGACTCAACCAAGCAAAAACGCCAACATTTTGTACATTACGGCTATGTACCTGGCTTTGGTTTCTACTGTTTTGGTCTTATCCATCTTATTGGCGCATTTGCTAAGTCAGGCACATCTATCATCCGTCAATTGGTTGATGCTGGCACACTAAGTAACCTACCAGGCGGCTTTAAAACCCGTGGTATGCGTGTTAAAGGTGACGATACACCAATTGCCCCAGGCGAATTCCGAGATGTAGACGTTCCATCTGGCACATTAAAAGATAACTTATTGCCTCTTCCATACAAAGAGCCAAGCCAAGTTCTTTATAGCTTGATGAATACCATTGTGGATGAAGGACGCCGCTTTGCATCCGCAGCCGACCTGAAGATCAGCGATATGTCAGCCAACTCACCAGTTGGTACAACATTAGCCATCCTAGAGCGTACCTTGAAGGTAATGTCAGCGGTTCAAGCCCGTGTTCATTACTCAATGAAACAAGAGTTAAAGCTATTAAAAGGAATCATCCGTGACTACACGCCAGAAGAATACAGCTATCAACCATCAGAAGGTAGCCGTCTTGCCAAGCAGTCTGATTACGACAATGTGGACGTTATCCCTGTGTCAGATCCTAATGCTGCAACAATGTCACAGAAGGTTGTCCAGTATCAGGCGGTTCTACAGTTAGCCCAGCAAGCGCCACAGCTATACAACTTAGCTAAGTTGCACCGTCAAATGTTAGAAGTATTGGGTATTAAAAACGCTGAGAAGCTTGTCAAGCTAGAAGAAGACAAGAAGCCAGAAGACCCAATTACAGAGAATATGAACATCATCAATATGAAGCCAGTCAAGGCGTTCTACTACCAAGATCATCAGGCTCATATCCAAGTTCATATGAACGCAATTCAAGATCCTAAGATTGGTCAGTTAATTGGTCAAAACCCAAATGCGCAGGCTATCCAAGCAGCAGCCATGGCGCACATTAACGAACACTTAGGCTTTGAATATAAGAAACAAATGGAACAACTTATTGGCGTTCCATTGCCAGATGCAGAAGACGAAAACGAGATTCCAAAAGATCTTGAAGTCCGTATTTCTCAAATGGCAGCTCAAGCCTCTGACATGTTGCTCAACCGCAACAAGACTGAGGTGGCAGCACAGCAAGCCCAGCAAGCAGCTCAAGATCCTGTTATTCAGATGCAAATCAAAGAACAACAGCTTGAAGAGCAAGAGTTATTGCGTAAGAAGCAGAAAGACGTCCTTGATGCAGCAGCCAAAGCTGACCAGATCAAGGTTGAGAAAGAGCGCATTGAATCGCAAGAACGTATTGCTGGTATGCAAATTGGCGCTAAAACCGCTGTTGATCGTGAAGAACTTGAGTTTAAAAAACAAATTGAGGGATTCAAGATTGGCAAGGAATTAGCACAAGGTCAAAAACAACCTGTCAAAAAGGGTAAAGAATGATTGACTCAAATCTTGACTACCTCTTAGACCACAACAGAGAACGCATTGAAATGCTCAAAAACGCATTAGCTGCTGGGAACTGTCAGTCTTACGAGGAGTATAAGTACACATGTGGCCAGTTACGAGGTCTTGAAGCTGCATGTTTAACCATCATAGACCTCAAACAAAGAATGGAGAACTCGGATGAGTGAAATCCTTATCGGCTCAAACCCCGATGATGTAAATGCAGTAACAACCCTGCCTCAAACAGCAGAAGAAAAAGCAAAGCAACTCCCTGAACCTGTTGGCTACCGCATCCTGTGCGCTATTCCTGATCAAGAAAAGGAATATGAAAGTGGCTTATTGAAGGCAGACTCAACAATGCACTTTGAAGAAATTCTTTCTACAGTGTTCTTTGTTGTGAAGCTCGGACCAGACTGCTACACGGATAAAGCACGTTTTCCTAATGGCCCGTGGTGCAAAGTCGGTGATTTTATTCTGGCCAGACCAAACTCTGGTACACGTTTAAAGATTCACGGACGCGAGTTCCGATTAATCAATGATGATTCCGTAGAGGGTATTGTAGAAGACCCACGCGGCATCACACGAGTGTAAGGAGTAAACATGTCTGAATATATGGAAGAATTTAAGTTTCCAGACGAGATTGAAGCTGAAAAAAAGGTTCAAATAGTCTCTGAAGATGAGGTAGAAATAGAGATTGTTGACGATACGCCAGAGGCTGACCGTGCTAATGCAGCACCTATGCCAAAAGACATCGTTGATGAGCTTGAGCAAGACGAGCTTGAGGAGTATTCCGAAAAAGCTAAGATGCGCTTAAAGCAACTCAAAAAGGTTTGGAACGATGAACGCCGTGCTAAAGAAGCCGCAACTGCTGATCAGGCAGAGGCTATTCGAGTAGCACAGTTACTTGTGGAAGAGAACAAAAAGCTCAAAGGTCGCTTGTCTGAAGGAGAGAAAACATTAATCTCCAATAGCCAAGAAAAGATTGAGCGAGAGCTGGCTGATGCTAAAAAAGAATTCAAAGACGCCTATGATTCTGGCGACTCTGACCGCTTGGCTGATGCACAAGAACGTTTAACGGAAGTTAAGTTCAAGGCCGCTAAAGTAGAAAGTGACAAAAATCAGTACGAAACCTCTTTACAAGAAGAAGAAGTTGATGTACAAAGTCAACAACCGCAACGTTTGGATCCAAAAACCCAAGCATGGCTGGACAAAAACAGCTGGTACGGTGTTGATCAAGATATGAGCTACCTAGCAATGGGTGTTCATAGAAGATTGCAAGTAGAAGGTGTGCCAGTAGGCTCAGAAAACTACTTTGCTACAATTGACGCAGAAATGCGTAGACGGTTCCCAGAGAGATTTGAGGACCAATCAGAGTCCAAAACCTCTGAAAACCCAGTGTCCAAAAACACTGCTAAGGTTAGTAAACCAAGCACTGTTGTTGCTCCAGCGACCAGAAGTACATCCCCAAAAAAGATTACTTTGACTCAAAGACAACTTAATTTGGCTAAGAAATTCAAACTTACCCCAGAGCAGTATGCTCGTGAACTAACTAAATTGGAGTCCCAAAATGGCTGAAAATTCAAGAACACCAAGAGAAGTGGCAACAAGAACTCAAGCAGAACGTCCTAAACAGTGGCAGGCGCCTGAGTTGTTACCTGAACCAGATAAACAGGCTGGCTTTTCTTACAGATGGATTCGTGTAGCTACTAACGGTCAAGCTGACCCACGCAACTTATCTTCCAAAATAAGAGAAGGTTGGGAGCCAGTAAGAATCGAAGAGCAACCGAAGTTTGGACTGTTAATGGATCCCAATAGTCGTTTTAAAGACAACATTGAGATCGGTGGGTTGTTGTTATGCAAAACTCCTACAGAATTGGTTGATCAGCGTAATGCACATTACCAAAATTTAACTGATTCTCAAACGAGAGCTGTAGACAATAGCTTTATGCGCCAGAATGACCCAAGGATGCCCCTCTTTACTGAGCGTAAATCTTCGGTAAGTTTTGGTAAAGGTAATAGTTAACTTTTTATTAATTAGGAGTATTTAAATGGCTTATCCAACAGTAAGCGCTCCATACGGTTTTAGACCTGTTAATCGTCAAGATGGCATGCCATACGCTGGTGCGACTACCCAATACGGTATCAAATCAGTAACAACTACCATTTTTAACGGTGACTTAGTTCTAATCAATGACGGCGCAGTTAAATCAACAGTAACAACTACTTCAGCTCTAACAGTTGCTAACCAAGCAAACATGACAGCTGGTGTATTTGTAGGCTGCCAGTATGTAAACACCCAAGGTCAGACAGTTCAGTCACAGTATTACCCAGGTAACGCTGCTGCTTCTTCTGCTATCGCTTATGTGGTAGTTGATGAAAACGCTGCTTACAAAGTAGCTGTAACTAACGGTTCAGGCGTGATGTCTTCAACAACTACTAAAGCTATCGGCGTTAACTTAGTTGTAGACCAGGAAGCTGGCTCAACAACTACTGGTAACTCTGGTAACGGTGTTGTGGCACCATCAGTTGGTGCTGGTAACGCTACTACATTGCCTGTTAAGGTAATTGCAGTTGTTCCAGAAACAGCTATTAACGCAACAAACTTCTGCGAAGTTATTGTTGTTTTGACTAACCCTCAGTTGACATCCGCTGCTGGCGGCGTTGACTTCGCATAAGGAGCTAGATAATGGCTATTTCACGCGCACAACTCTTAAAAGAGTTACTACCAGGATTGAACGCATTGTTCGGACTTGAGTACGCAACATACGGTGAACAACACAAAGAAATCTACGATACAGAGACTTCTGAGCGTTCGTTCGAAGAAGAAACTAAGTTGTCAGGCTTCTCAGCCGCACCAGTAAAGAACGAAGGTTCTGCATTGGCATATGACAACGCACAGGAAGCTTTTACAGCTCGCTATACACACGAGACTATCGCTCTTGGCTTCAGCTTAACTGAAGAAGCTATTGAAGATAACTTGTATGACAGCCTATCAGGTCGTTATACAA